ATTTATATCTGACATCATAGGCACTTCGGTATGTAACCAGTGTGCTTGGTGTTGTTTCAGCCAGTAATCGTGAGCTTCTTCGTATTCAAATGGCTTGTATACAACTCTTTCTTGTTTGATGTCTCTCATAAATTATTTTTTTAAAAACGGGTCTATAACTATGGTATATATTACGAAGGGATTGATTGGTTTGAAAAGAATTTGTCATAATGTTTAGAAAGAACTTTTCTATCTTGTTCAGTCTTCTCATTAGCAAATGCTGCTTGTGGTTGCGCTGAAGGTTCAGGTAACTCTCGGGGAGTTTCATCCATTTCTATGCGACCTGTTGAGACATCTACATCTGCGTAATAAGTCATTCCATCCATTCCGTATCTATTCTTCATAATGAAAAATCTACCTGTACCATTAAGTTTATCTTGTGGTAGTCTTGATAATGACATACAAAAATCTGTAATCATTAATTTATTATATGAACCTGCTGCTTTATCTCCCTCGATAACGTCATCTTTCGCACCTGCTCTATTAACTTGTGATACTGACCATACAGGGATGTTTAAAGTGCGGGCTAAGGCTTTAGTTGAAATATAAGTGTTGTCTAATTTTTCTTTTTCGTCTTTAACACCACTAGAACTTTTAAGTAAATCAACATAATCAATAAGAACCATATCTGGTGGGTAACCTAAATCTGTCATTTTAGCGATATGTCCTTCTATTGTTGAAATTGCAGCAACTCCAGGAGCATATTCTTTGATTGTTAAAGTGCCTTTTAAATTCTCTAAATATTTATTTACTTTCTCTTTATTTAAATGAATAGCATTTACAGGTTCGTTTACAAAGTGGGCGTCATAACGTTTTCCAACATATGCTTCAGATAATTCTAAAGTATAGTGGACAACATTTAATCCTAATTTTACAGCATGAGCACCTAAAGCAACAAGTGTCCATGATTTACCTCCACCAGGTGAACCAAATATTAAACCAAAATCCCCTCCGCCTAGTCCACCCATCAATCTCTCATTGATAATTGGCCAAGGAGTAGGTATTACTTGACGATCTTCTTCCTTATAACGGGATTCTATGTCTTTAACATATTCGTGTCCTATATTCTTGTCTTGTCCTGCTTTTAAGGCATTATCAATTGTAAAACGAATATCATCAAACATTCCATCTTGAAGCAAATCAACTGAACGTAATAGAGCTGATTTTAATGCTTGGTTTTTACAGAAATTTTGGAATTCTTGTTCAACATATTCTTGATCTTCGTTTACTAATTTATAAACTTCTTTTAATTGATCAATAATTGCTGTTTTTAAAACCTCGTTATCAATTTTCTTAACTTCAATTTTTAGAAAATCTAAGGTTGGTGAAGCATGATATTCGTCAAAATATTGTAGTGCTTCCTTTACGATCCATTGATGAGCTTGATTCTCAAAAAATGATGGTATAATTACATCACGGATATTGAGGAGGAACTTCTTATTCTTAAGCAAAGAATTTAAAACTTTAACTTGAAAATGAGGTCCGTATTGAGATAAACTCTTTAATGTCATAACTTATTTAATCTTATAATTTTGAAGATACGAAAATACTTCAGTTAGCCAAAATTCTGTATTGGGGATTCCACGACCTAATAAATCCTTTTCATACATCCCTAAAAATTTAGCTTTATTGAAATTGTAAGGATTTGTTTCTATTAGTTCATCTAATTCTTGTTGATCTTTATCTATCAATTCAATGTCTTCTAAAGACATCAATTCATGATTTATCTCTAATTGACTTTTAAATAAATGAACATTACCATACATCCCGTGTTCTTCTACACTATCTGTAGCTTTTTGATAAGCTTCTTGTAATGTAAATCTCTCTTTACCTGTTAATTCAGGGAAATATTTAAATAGTTTTTTAGGACCTAATCCTTTTACTCCTGGAAGGTTATCGGATTTATCACCCATTAAACATTTCATGGTAATAAAATTATGAGGATATAAACCATATTGTTCAAATACATCGTTTGGTCTATAAAATTTCTTTTTAATTGGTGAATAAACAGTAATTCGTTCATTTACTAACTGTAAGAAATCTTGATCCGCAGAATAAATTATAACATCGTCTTTTAATTTCTGAGACATATATGCTATAGTATCATCTGCTTCAATTTTATCTATAATAGAAATGTTAACAGGTAAAGTCTTTAAATAATCTAGCAACCTTAACATTTGAGTAGCAACCGAATCCGATTCTTCCTCTAATGTAGAAAATACATTAAAGTTAGTGATGCGTTTAATTTTTCGGTTTGCTTTATATTCAGAATAGGTGTTTCTACGGTTTGTAATATTTCCTTGACCATCAAAAACTAAAACAACCCTAGTGGGTTGAATTAATTTTATAGCATATCCTAATGACTTCATGAATCCAACTAACCCCCCCACATGGTTTCCCTGGGGGTTGATGGCAGGGATCATAGCAAATGAACGTAAAAATGTATTCATTGAATCAATAAGGAGCACCCTGCTGTTTAAGTGCAGGGGCTCCAGTGTTGACCCCTCATGCAAGTTATTGAGTATATCTTGATATGCTTTATTCATCTGATGTAGAAGCTATATCTTTAAAGTCTTCTGCATCTGAACCTTCTAATACTACTTCAAATGGTCCATCACCTAGGATTTTACCCCATTCATCTTGGTGTAATCTTTTATAATTATCTATATCTTTTTTAGTATCAGATATGAATCCGTGTGGAGTTACTACAATTTTACCTGTAGTTGTAACACCTGAAATATGGTTTTTCTCAACGGCTACTTTTACTTTCTTAGCCCATTCTACTTTCTTACCATCTTTTACAGCGTTAACTTTTAACGTTCCAGCATTTGAAATGTTACCAAAGGTTACAATTAAAGTTGAATCAAAGAACATTGTATTACCACCTTTATTTTTCATAATAGGAGGTGACATTGGTCCAATTGGTTTTTCAACCCAAATCTTATTAATGGCAACAAATGAGTTAGTGTAAGGATAAGATTCTTTACGAGATAATAGGATTTCCTGATTGATAAAGTTACCGAATTGAGTAGACATTGCGCCTGCATTCCATTCGTTGTTGTTTTTAGCTTTTTCAACTGACATTTGACATGGCACGGATCCAATTGAATCCCATAGAAATACCATATCCATCGGTAAGTTACCTTTTGCTTGTTCATTCATTAGATCTGCCATGAATCCTGCAACGGCTTCGACAGTACCTAATTGACCTCTATCAGCATAGATAAAATTACCATCTACACTTGTTACTTGACCATTTTCGTCTCTTTCTAAATTAACTTCTAATCCCATCATCATGGCATGTTCCCAAGACCATTTCATCTCAGTAATAATGAAGACTGGGAGAATGCCCATTTTTTGAGCATTAACTGCTACTTCTAATAGTGCGGTTGTTTTACCTGAATCTGAATGTCCTCGTAGTAATGTAATGTGACCATGAGGAATACCAGGTAATGATACCATTTCCTGCCAAGCAGGAGATAATGGTATCCATTCCTGTTCCTTAAAGGTATTATTTGCCGTTCCTAAGCCTTTAGCAGCTTTGAACTTATCAAGGGAGAATGTCCCCTTAACAGACTTGGAGATATCGCCCCCAAGACTTACTTTTTTCTTAGCCATAAAAATTAATCTTTAAATAGGTCTTCGAAATCGTTATCGCTAAATTCTTCTTTTTGTTTAACGTTTAGAGTATAACCGGGATCTAATGCATTTTTTTCAAGATCTGAAGGATCATTTAATAAAGCTTCTTCTGCAGTTTCTGCAGTATTAGATGCTTCTTCCGGATTCAACCAGTCTTGAAGTGCGGTTTTCATTTCTTCATAAGAATATCTCTTATAATATTTTAGCAATTCTGGTTGTTCAGCTAACCATTTTTCAACCGAAGTATTATCATCTGATAATGGGGATTGTTTTGGTTTAACACGAAGTGAAGTTTGTGGATACGGATTACCTTGAACTACTTCTACTGTCATATCTAGACCAGCTACAACGTCTGTAAAATCTCCGTAATCTTCGTCAGCAGCGTAACTAAGTAATTCTTGATATACTTGTTTTCCAAATTCCCAAAAACGTACGCCTTTATTTTCTTCACCACGAATAATAACGGGAGCAAATACTCTCATTTTAGGCTCTAACTTTTTAGCTAAACGCCAATTTTCAGGTTCAGATGTTTTACGTAATTCTTTAGAGAATTCAACAATAGGATCTTTATCACCATAGTTGATAGGTGAGATCATTGTACGATTACCAATCCCATAATGGAAATATACTTCAGTAAAGGGATTGTCTTTGTTTTCCTTGTAGGGTACAAATCTGATTTGTGATTTACCCATAGGAGCTTTCCAAAAATATTGGCTTCTGTCGAATTTTTGGTCTGAGTTTTGACCTTGTGGGGCCTGTAGTTTTTCTAACTTGCTTGAAATTAAATCTAAATTCATCTATAACTGTTTTTTTATTAATAACGATTGTAATATAATAACCTTAATTTAGATATCCAAATTAGAAATTAATTATTTCGTGGACTTTGGTATCTAATTTTTTTAATTCTCCGCTGGTAGTTAATAGAATACAGTTTCTATAGTCTTGCCAGTTGATTCTAAAGCTTGTATCTAATTTGCCTTCATTTAGAGAACGAATCAAATCATTTAGAGCGTTTATTGTATATAAAGTGTTGGATTCTTTTTTTCTATGTAAAAGAATGGTGTTCTCCAATATTGTATCAGACATATTGAATGAATCTACGTTGTATGTGCACACGTATTCTTTAGTAGAACCCACATATAGAACAAATATCTTATTAAATAAGATTTGATATTGTCCTTTTATGGTATTTAAGGTGGAATCTAGCGATTCTTCAGAAGTAAAGGTGCAAAAAAGCTTGTTTGCCAAATCGTCAAAATTAATGTCGTAATCCATAATAAATATTATATTTCTTTTAAGGAATTGTAATTAAGACCATATGCGACCTTTATAACATAACCGTTGGTTTCTAATAACTGTTTAATTTCTTTTAATGTTTCTTTCCCATCAATACTTGCGTAATCAACTAAGAACGAATCATAGGTGTATAATATAACCTTACTTTGTTTATTCTCCAAATATTCTATGACTTGTTTTACAGAAATTACATTATTATGAGTTTCTGCGGACTGAATTACATAGTTTAATATTTTATTTGGTGTTGGGTTGTGAATTTCACTTTTATCTAATACTTTACCTCCTATTAATTCAAGTTTACCTGTAACGTTAAATAATTCCCAAAGCACATCTATATATTCTTGCATTGCTTTAAAGAAAGGTATTTCTTTATATTCTTTAAATACACCTCCATATAATTGTTTAAATGTCAGTTCTTTAGATTGTTGGTATTCTTCTTCAGTTAGCTCATCTTTACCGAAATACATGCGTCCTAATTGGGTATGGACAGAGCCCCTGTCTAATGGAAAATCAATTAGTTTAGCCATGATTCTCACGTGATAAGCGTCGTAATCGAATTCAAAGAACATATCATTTTTAGGAATAAATGCTGTTCTTGAACCATCATTTTTATTTAAAGCAGCGAAGTTAACGCCGTTAAAAGAGTTTGTGGGGCGGGTGGTGAGGTTATATAGGTTATACTTCGTATGCACTGTATCTGCGTGATAAAACCATTCTTTCTCATGGTATTTGAAATGCTTATCGAAATAGTCAGGGTGGACTTTTAATCCTTGTTCTTCAATCGATTTAAATACTCTTGGGAAAGTATCATTGTAAAAATCGTTTACTTCTGTTGGGACCTTTCCTCTAATCTCTTCAAACACCTTTTCTTCCGTTTCATAAATTTTAGAGATCGGTACCAAGGAATTGCAGAATGGTAAATGTCCATACCTATCATAAGTACGGGACCTAATAAGAGAATGGTCCATGTTGTTATTATCATAACTTATATCTATTAATTTTGGTGAATCGAAGTGATACAAACACTCCTTTTTATTTATAGTGTATATTTTTTCGTATTTAGATTCTATCCACTCTAAAACTTTTTCGAGAGGTAATCTAAATGCTTCTGAATGATTTATAGGGAATATGTATCCTTTACCTTCTAAGGTTCTAAAGTAAACGAGACATGGTGAAGTTAAAGCAGAGTGATATTCGTCATTCATTGGAATGATTCGAATATAGCAGTCTGTTCCTTTACAATACAGCCTTTTTAGCTGCTCTTCTGTTTCAACGATATAATACATAACCTTTTATTCATAACTTAAATATAATAACTTATTTTATAGGGACCAAATTACCTGATATACTAATTCTGGTGTCATCAGATAAATTTTTAGTAACAAAGTGAGGGAGCCAAGAAGGGAATATTATTAAGTTTCCTTCTATAGGAAAAATAGATTTAATAGGTTGAGATTCTAAAGAAAAAACTAATTTTCCACTATTTACAGGGGTCTTTACATAAAAAACAAATGAAAAATTTCTTGGAAATGGTCCATGATTATGAGTATTAGTGCTTTCTAAAGGTTGGTGTATATGGGTCCATATATCTTTAATTTTTAAATTTTCTTCTTCAAAAAATTTAGTGATTTTTTTTAAAAAAGATTCAGATTCAGAACCAACATCAAATAAAAATTGAGTGTCTTCAAATAGACTGTTAACAGAAGAATCAGATAACCTAACTGATTGTTTTGATAGAATTTCATCACTTATTTTTGTATAATTTAAAGGTAAATGAAATAATTTTATTCCTAGGTCAATAGGAATATCTGTTATAAATTCTAAACTCATAATTAATTAAGTGCCTAAATTGCCTAAGGCATTTGTCACCAATGTACTAATTTGATTTTGGATTAACACGTCTCCTGCCAAAAGTGTTATACCTTTTGATTGTTCGTGTGTTGCACCGTCCATTATAGTACCATCAGCCATTACATGGTAATAGCCTTCATATTCACTATTATCTAATTTTACAGTAAGTTGTCCTTTACTAGAATATAGATTAGAAACTAATTCTAAGTCTGCTTTAGGTGCAAATTGAATTAAGTCTGATAAATAACCTTTAATGCCTCTAAATTCTATGTCTGTTTTGTTTACAATTCTTTCGTTTGTATTAGAAATACCGGCTTTTAAAACTCCAAATTTGTCTTTAGAATCTTTAATTGGGCCTGTAATTTTCCAATATAAAGAAGTTACAGACCATAACGCGTAATTATATTTACCTCTTTGTGATCTTAAATCATCGTGTGTTGCTTTATCAATCTCTATAATTAAGGAAGGAGTTTGATTACGTTTTTTAGCAAAATATCTTACAAGTGCTCCTTTTTTATAATCCTGGTTAGTAGGGACTGGGTAGTAAGGTTCAGGGGTTAAACCAAATTTGTATATTTCTTGATCTGTTGGTTTAGCTCTTTGGTAATCTATATTTTGTTTAGTGTTTGGAACATTATTTTGAGCTTGTTTAGAAACAGGAGGTGCACTACTTAATCCTTTACGGTTAGCATCAGTAGGTCCTTTACCAGAGAATATTTCACCTGAAAAATATTGGTGATAATATCCTTGATAGTATTTACCTGTTGATGGGTCTATAAATTCTCCACCATTAGTGTACAGGTTTTGGTTAACCATATTTTTTGGTACGTATGCCATTATCCTCCTAAGTATCTTTTTTCAGCTATTCTTCTTGTTTTTACTTGTCCTCGTTCACCACGATCAAAACGTTCAATCCTATTATTTAACTCTTCTATCACACCTTGTTTTCCATTTGCTTTATATGCTTCTACAAAATCATAAAATAAGGTACCGTAATTATAGGCTAGATCTATAAATACTACTTGTATTTTAGTGTCTACAGTATTATAATCTACCCCTCTATCTCTTAATCTTTGAATTACTCTAGGTCTAAATTCTGTTTTTATCCTACGAATTAGATCACGCTCAGCATCCTGTTCAGTTACTCTACTTTTTCTAGTAATTTTATAAAAACTACCATCAGGTTTTGTTATAGTATCACTACCATATCCAATAGAAAGTCTTCCATTAGGGTCATCTTTAGGATCAGGATAAGGTTCTGATTCAAATCCTTCTTGGTCTTTTATAAAAGGTGTAGCAGCTAAAATATCTAAGTCTGGGGTAGAAGTGGATTGAGTGGTAGTAGTTTGGGTGGATGTTTCTGTAGTGGTTTGATCTGATATTGTTGTAGTATCTGAAGGGGGTAGTCTCTTATGAGAATATTCATTATTAGAAATATTAGAACTACCTATAGTAACTTCTGAACCGATTAATTCTTGTTCAGGGAAATCTGGATTAGCAAGAGTAGAGTTAGGGGATGTAGCAGGGCCACCTGTTGCTTTCACTGTTTTAATATTATTAGTGTATAAGGGTTTATCTAATAATATAGTTTGTCCACGTAACGTAGTAGTCCATCTATTATCATCTAAATTATGGTTAATAGAAAATATACAAAATGCTACTCTACCTCTATATCTTTTAGGTAATCTGTTATTTGGTACTAAAAAAGCATTGTATGGTAAAACCCCTGCTAACCCATCCATTGTTAAATTAAATTCTAAAGGGATTAAAGTAGTACCATTCGTTTTTTTAAATGTTTTTTTTCTAATACCCATTAAATCACCATAAGTACTTATTAAATCATTAATACCACTGGTGGTTAATCCTAGGCTTTGGACTTCATATAAAGCATAACAATAGTAAAGATGGTCATAAAGCTTTTGATAGGTTTTTGAAATTCTTCCAGTTTCATCATCTTTACCATCATTTCCTTTAGGTAGAATAGGTGTAAGTTTAGTTTTTGAAAATCTATCAACAATATCTGTATTCATACTTTGATATGATAATACATCTTCAGGAAAAGTTTTAACACCACCTGTATCTCTAGCTTGGGCGGCTATTACTATTTGAGAAGCTAATTTAGGGGTAATTTTAGAACTAAAACCATAGTCGTAAACTGTTGACTTTAATCCAAAGTTAGGTATAGTAAGTAATTTTTCGGGAACTAAAGGTTCAACTACTTCTTCATCTATAATTCTTAATACTTTACCATCATCTCCTACAAATGCTCTTAAGTTATTAACTTTTCCTAAACTTAAATTAATACCATTTAAAATAGCATTTACATATTCTATTAAATTAACCTCTCTATCTTCATTATTTGAAGCTAATTCTGCTAAAGTATTATAAGCAAAATCTAAATTTATAAGAACATTAAATAACTTACCTTCAAATTCAGGGGCTATACCATTAATTTTATTTTTATCTGGGTATTTTTCTAGGTTTTTAAAAGGATTAGATGTTTTATCAATACTTCCCCACCATTTAGATTTTGCTTCAGTTACAATATCTAAAGGAGCAAATATACTTTCCATAGTTTCTCCTTCTCCTAATTTAAGAGGAATAATACATTTAGTGGGATCCATAGTACATTCAATAGGACCTCTTTGAATTATAGTATTATCTGGATGGTAATCGATATACATGATGGGTTTAACATCTTTAGTATCAGGTGTGCCAGAAGTAGGGAAT